GTGCCAGGACTTTAGGGGGTGCTTAAATGCTTGATTTCCATCCATTTTCCAGTTTTGGCCTGCTCGGTGCCCCGGAGCGGGAAATCATCGGCGGAAAGCGAGGGTGATTCGTGCTACTCAATGAAAATGAAGACGTGAATCCCAGCAAGGTTCTCAATAGGAAATTGGTGTCCAAGCTGGAGATCAAAAAAGCCATCCAGGCCATTAAACCTAATCTCAAAACCAAGAGAATCAGTGTGCTCAATAAGGAGGAACGTATCTACGTCGAAACTCATCCCTTGGAGGAGTACATTACCCCCAGGCGGAGAACCGGTTTTGTCGAGAGAGCCAACGAGAACTTCGAGAGGCGGGAAAGAAGACAAACCATAATCGACGAGTATCGTCAAGGTGGTGAGGGCTTCATCAGATGGGCCGAGGATAATGTCTGCATCCCCCTCTATCCCGCTGGTTCCACGATTCCGATCTGGACTCCTATGAGTAAGCTTCCCCGAGAGCCGGATGAGGGAACCGGGAGAAGCTATCACGGGATGTGGCAGGAGCAGCAAGTTATCGTAAAGAGAGCCTTGGCACTGGATCTTGGACGTTTCAAGCACCGACTGATTGTCTTCTGCTGGCCTCGTGGGGACGGAAAGTCTTTCCTGGCTTGCTTGATCGTCATCTGGAAGTTCATGTGTTGGCCTAAGCAACTCATTGTTCTTGGTGCTAACAGCAAGGATCAGGTGAAGTTCGTTCACTTTGATATCATCTCCGATATCATTCTGCACAGTCCTAAACTGCTCGCCGCTGTTGGGCGAAAGAACGTCAAGATCAAGGACATCACCCTCCGGGATTCCTCTGGTGAGATTGCTTCATCCATCAGAAGTATCTCCAGCTACTCCGGGATCGTCTCCAACATCACCTGCTACACCTTCTCTGAAATGTTCGAGCAGCGCGATCCGAAATTCTTTGAGCAGCTCGATGGGAGTATCCGGAACATACCAAATGCTTTCGGGATCATTGATAGTACCGTCAGCCCCAAGGACCATATTCTCTACAAGCTGTTCAAGTCATACATGAAAGGGTCCGATAAATCTCTCTACTTCTCCTACAGATTTAGCAAGACCGCCGATCAATCCGACTATATGAACCCCAACATGAACGACGCACAGCTCAGCTCCTATCGAGGGAAGATGCTCCCCGCGTCCTTCGACCAGTACTTCAAGAATACTTGGGAGAGCGCTGCCGGGAGAGCCTTCGATAACGTCTTGATTTCTCTCATTGGGTACATGGGAGCTGATGGAACCGTCGGAAATCATACGGTTGTTCAGGAGCTTGTGACCAAGAAGGTCAGGATTGACGACACCATCGAGCGAATGGTGGAAAAGGGGATTGACAGAGTCTCGCTGAGAGTCATGCACAGGCAGAACTACAGAGAATCCACCTCCCGTTTGAGGAGTTTGGACGAGATCTACACGCTTGGTGGGGCAAATTCTCCGTTTGGGAGCCTTGCCCCTATCGAAGCGATTGACAAACTGGCCGATGAGTACGATTCGGATTGGGCGATCCTTGCCGGAATGGACCGTGCCGATCCCATGAAATCCCGCACCTCTGCTAGAACTATTGTCACCTTCCTCCTGAAAGGGCTTCCTGGGAGCAGATCCAATCGATATTCTACCGCTGATGGAATGTCGTTCGATCATTTCTACATCTACTTTCTCATTGGACTTTTCCATATCGAGGACAGTTCATTGGAAGGAATCAAGCGAGTTCTCTCCGAGGGGCAGGATACCTACGGAGATATAGACTCCTTCTGCTCTGAGCGCTGGGGAGCTTGGGATCTGGTTCCCTGGTGTGAGGGGAAAAACATAACTCCCGAGCTGATCTTCCCTAGTTACGATAAGCAGAAAACCTTCTTCACCGAGCTTTTCACCGCCGTGAGGGATGGGCGTTTCAAGGCTCCCTCTGTTAAGGTAGCCGGAGCCGGAAAGCAGGATATCTTCAGGGAGGAACTCCAATCCTTCGATCACAATCCGGATAAACGCTTCTTCGGCTCCCCAACCAAGAGAAACATTGGTGGAGTTCAGGACGATGCTGTCTATTCCACCGGGCTGACCCTGTTTGGAGGGAGGACTCTCACCGTGGATAATCTCAGGGTTATTGGTGGGAAACCCTTCTTCGGAACCATGATTCCTGGTGAGGCCAGATTGGGGAGATAATATTTATGGTTGCTTTCCTAGTTTTCTTCGTGTTACTGGGTGATTACAAGTCCTTGAACTTGGTTGGAGAAATGCCATGACAGATTTCGCTAAGCTTCTGGAAGAAATCCCGGATGAAGTTCTGGAACGAGTGAGATTTTCCATTCCCTGGCAAGAGGATTCGCAGACTGGAACTTATGTAGATCCCGATAATACTCAGTCATACTTTTCTTCTACCTCAAGATCTGATCTTCAGCAGGAATGCTGGAGTAAGTTCAATAAGAATCCTCAAGTCAACACGTCGGTCAGAGGAATGGCTGGCAGACTGACTGGGGATGGCTTCAAGGTCTCCTGCTCGGACCTCTCCATTCAGGGTATCATTGACGAGACCGAGCTGGATTGGCGAAACCGTCTGTATAGTTACTGGCCGAAGTACGTCACTAAAGCTTTCATCGACGGGGAACTATTTCTCCTTCTCACGGTTCACAGCGACAAGTTTATAGAAGTGGATTACCTTGATCCCTCCTCGATAGACGGAGCTGGAAGTGATGGGATCTACTTCCATAGAACCAAGAAACTGCTCCCGGTCGCATACAATGTGCAGTTGGGAGATAATCTGGGAGCAAGGGTAATTCCAAGTATCTTCGTCGCGAGAGATCCCAATCTCCTGAGAAACGTAGAAGGTAACTCTCTTATCTCGGAGGAGAGTCTGGCGGAGAGTAGATCCTCCCAGTATGGAGTAAACGGCTTCTCCCGTTTCATCATTGCGTGGGATAGGGGAATCTTGGTGAGGCGTGGGATTTCATATCTCAGGACAGTGATTGAATGGCTGAATTACTACGAGAACTTGAAGAAGTACGAGATTGATCATAAGAAGGCATCTGGTTCCTTTGTCTGGGCAATCGAGATGCAGGACATGAAGACATTTCGTACTTGGCTCACTCTGTCGGATGAAGAACGAAGGAAGACCGGGATTGCGGCCAAGAAAACTCCTGGAGCTACCCTAATCCTTCCTCCTGGAATGAAACTCATTGCTGTCACTCCGAATCTCCCCAAGATATCGGATTCTGACACCGACATTCTCTCCATGGTAGTGAGTGGGCTAAACGAACCCTCGGATGTGACCATGGGGCAATCCAAGAGTCCCTATGCGAGTGTTAAAGCCTCTCGTGGTCCTCTCTCGGATCGTGTTTCCGATGAGGTAGTCTACTTTGAGCGCTGGTTGAGATACGACTTCTGGGGAGGGATCTTCTTTCTGAAGGCTAAACTTGGTGAGATTCCGGAGACCATGTCCACTAAGGTGGCTGTGGGATTTGACGATAAGGGGAAAGTCATCATCAAGGAAGTCAAGAAGCGCCCCGAGCAATTACTGGAAATCTCATTTCCGCTGTCTGACATCGCGGATATTGAGTCGAAAGTGAAGGCTTTCTTGGGAGTCAAGCACGGCGGACTGTCCGAGATGCTTGGTATTCCCAGGGCTGAGATTGCGAAGCGTCTTGGTTTCAATTGCTACAAGACTTTTAGGCTGGATGAGGCCCTGGAGCAGGAAATCTTCCCGGAACTCTCTACAGGGATAGATCAAGAATCTGTTCAGGAGTTGGAAACCAAGGATCAAGAGACGAAGGAAGAACCTGTAGCCAAGAAAGCAGACGAAACCAAGCCCGTAGCCAAGAAAACCATCGTCAAGAAGACGCTCAATAGGAAGTAGTCATGAATGAGAGCAAAGAGTCTGGAGTCTATGATGAGGAAGGTTCCGAGATCAAGGGGAGCGTGCTGACCGATTGCCGCGCAGCTGGTAGGAAGCCTCTCAACCTAGACGATAAGGATTTCGCTATTCTCGCCGTGGTTATTCTGTGCATAGTCTCTATATGGGCTCCTGAGAATATCATTCTAAACGCATTTGCTGGACTGTTCGGAGTAGCGGTGGGGAGATCAATAAGATGACGCGAAGATTGGTTCTCGCCCTCTTTGTGATTTTAGTGATTTCTACCCTGGCTTTGACGGTCGACTCCGATACGCTCAAGAGGGTTATTTCTATTGGCTCTACTCCCTATCCTGTCCAGATAGGTACTATTGCAGATGGAGCCAGGGTGGAATGGGGGGAGGTTCGGGAGGCAGGAAGTAATTGTGATGCAACTTCTTGCTTGTTTACCTGGGAGAATCCTCCCCAAAGTGGATATTGGTTGTATAGAGTTTCGGCGCATACTAAAGACTTCTCCGCACTGAATGCTCACGCCGGAGCATGGATTTGTAGGGAAAGTATGCAGCCGAAGGAGCCGTCGGCTATTAGTGCTAATTAGCTGATGGGATAGGAGAAGTTTATGCCGTGGACTGTTGCAGATGTGGACAAGCACAAGAAGGGATTGACTCCGGAGCAGAAGAAAGAGTGGATATCCATCGCAAATGGAGTTCTTAGTAAGTGTCTGAAAGATGGAGGAACCGACCAGACATGTGCCCCGAAGGCAATCAGGATTGCAAACTCTAAGTTTTCTCTGGAAGGAGGGACTATGGATAGAGCCAGGCTGAAAAGTGGGAAAGTCCCAAGGAACGCTCTGATCCTTTCCGAGAACTCCGGGCAGAATGTGTTTCTCAGGGCTCCGGATAAGGAAGGGGGAGCAGCCCAGCTATCTATGGTGGCCTACTCCGGAAAGGTGATTGAGAATCATTGGTATTGGGGCAATCTAGTCATCGATCTCGATGGAATGTCCTTTGGGAATGACTCCTTTCCTATCCTTGAGGGACACGATACGAATAAGAAGATCGGATTCTCAACTATCAAACCTCGGGTCACTGGTAAGTATAGCTTGGAAGTTGGGCCAGAGGGAGTGGAGTACGTTGACACAGAGGAGAGTTTAGAGTTCCGCAAACTGAGTGCGCAGGGCTTCCCATTTCAGGCGTCTATCTACGCAATCCCAGAAGGAGTTCAGCGGTTGGACAAGAATGAGGAGGTTGATGTAAACGGCTTTAAGTTCGCTGGGCCTGGGACTGTTTGGCGGAAAAGCAGATTTAAGGAAGCTTCGGTGACTGTCTTCGGATATGATAGTAGGACGGAATCGAAGGCCTTTTCCGAGGAGGAGTTGGATTTGGGGGATTTGTTTAGCGAAGCTGGCGACGGAAATGAACAATTTGAACAGGAGGAGAGTGGAATTATGGAGAAGGATGCCATTGTGAAATTCAAGGAGGAGCATCCCGATGCTTTCGCTGCTCTACTGGCTAAGGTCTCTGATGAGGCTAAGGCTGCGGCAGAGAAGAAGTTCGCTGCGGAGCGTGAGGGGATTGAGCAGAAAGTTACTCAAATGTCTACCGATCTGAAGGGCTCCGGTGACAAGATCCTGGCTCTCGAAAAGGCCCTGGCTATTCGGGATGAGAGGGAGCAGAGTGCTACCGCGTCCGCTATCTGGACTGCTAAACTTGCCGAGAGCAAGATTCCCCGGAATCTGTTCGCTAAGGTGAGTGTGATGATCCAAAAGGACGCTTTTGTCAAGGATGGTGTCTTCGATACTGGCAAATTCACCGAAGCCGTGGTTGCCGAAATCGCTGATTGGGAAGGGCGCGGAGCGGTTGTCTCCGTTCTGGGAGTGGGCACTTTCGCACGCCCCGCCGATGTCCAACCCAAAGAGGATGAGAAGGCCGAGGAGGATTGGCTGAGTGACATGATCTCCCGTTCCGGGATGTCTGTCGCGTAATTTAAATCTTGGAGGAATTACTTCTATCAAGGGAGGTCTTAAACAATGCCTTACGATATTCCTTCTGTAATTCATGGGTCTGAGCAAACTTACAAGAGGCTCTACTACTCGAACCCGGATCACGCCCTGAAGGTGCCTGTCACGCTTCAGGCTGGGTACGGGGAGTTGGATGCCGGGACTGTACTGGCCGAGAACATTTCCGCCGCTGGGAACAAGGGGAAGTTGGTTCCGTACAATGCTACCACTTTCTCTGCTTCCATTGCGTCGTCCGGCCGTACTTTCCTGCTGGAGTCTCCTGCTGCCGCTCAAAAGGTTGTCACCGTGACCTTGGAGGATAGCTATAAGTTCGCGGTTGGGGATGACTTTATCATCAATGACAATACCGTCGCCGCTGAGAATCTGGGAGTGATCACCGCTATTGATACTACCACTTACATCAACAAGGCTACTATTACTGGAACCACGAATATCTCTGGTGCGTTCACCGTGGCGCATGTCGCTTATGTTGCCGTGGAAGCTGGCGACTCCTCGAACAACTTCAGTGATGCGGTCGGGATTCTGGAAGCTGCCGTGGATACCGGGAATGGCTCCGACGCTCGCGATGCCCTGGGTGTGGTGATCCTGTCCAACGCTATGTTGTACGAAGGCTTGCTAATCTACAGTGATGCTGCCGCAAAGACTGATTTGAGTGCAGCGTCCAAGGGTCAATACCTTATCATGAAGTAGTTTTAATCTTTTAACTCTGTACCAAATGGAGGTAACTTGAATGCCTATTGGAGCTTCTGACATCCCGGACCTGAGGCTTGCACGACTGCAAAAGCTGGTCACTCGTTTCATGAATCCTCCTCATTTGATTCTTGCCAATTTGTTCGGTACCCCGAACAAGGCAGATTCCGACGTGATCAAATGGGAGTCCATGATTGGAAATAGGGGACTTACTCCGTTTGCCGCGCCAGGTTCTCCCGCGCAGCAGGTGGCCCCTGTTGGAGTGACCGAGCACACCGCGGTAGCTGCTTTCTGGAAGGAAAAGATGTACTTGGACGAATCCTTCCTCAACAATCTCCGCAAGGAGGGAACCACTGAACAATACGAAGCTGCCAGGACCAAACTGGCGAAGAATCTCGGCATGATGGTGGGCAGGGCTGAACGGCGGAAAGAATGGATGTACGCCAAGATGTTGTCTTCCGGGACATTCTCCTATCTTACCAAAGGTGGAGTGATGGCTACGGTGGACTACGACATTCCGTCGAATCAGGTTGTCACCTTGGTTACCGGTGACATGTGGCCTTCCGGTTCCACCAAGGATATCCTTGATGACGTTATGTCCGCTAAGATTGCCGTGTCGGATGCGTGTGGTGGGACCGTGGATTACATGCTCATGAACTCCACGGTTCTCAGGTATATCGCCGCTGATACTACCATGCGTGGATTACTGCAAAAGAGCACCTTCGGGGAAGGGGATCTCTTCGGGAAATCCGGATCTGTTATTGGAGTACGTCCGCAGGTTCTCGGTTCCCTCTTTGGGGTCGATAACATCGTGGTCGATGATGATACCTATGTTGTCTCCGCATGGCTGACCGCTGCTGTCACCGGCTCTTCAACCACTGATATTTATGTGGATGATATCAGCGACTTCGAAGCTGGCATGACTGTCCGTTTCTATGATGTTTCCGCCAAAACCTATGAGGATGAAACCATCTCCTCGGTCACTCCACAGGGTGGCTACTTTACTGTTGCCGCTGCCCCCACTGCCAGTTTCAGAGCTGGTGAGGACAAGGTCTCTGTCACGAGGAAGTACATTCCGGATGATAAGTGCATCTTCTTCGCGTCCAAGGTGGAAGGTCAGCCTATCGCCAACTTCCTGTCTTCTCCTTTCGGGAATGATCGGCACTACGGAGTAAAGACTGATCAGTGGGAAGAGAAGGATCCCGAGGGTGTCTGGATTCGCGTTCAGAACAAGGGCCTGCCGGTACTGGAGCAGCGGGACGCGGTTTACATTCTCGACGTGGCGTAATCTGAAAGGATGTGAACATGCTTAGATATCGTCTGAAGAAAACTATCAAGTCTCGCGGGGACCTCTTCTTAAAGGGGAGTACTTACAATAAGGACACTGTTCCAGCAGTAATCCTCTCCATGCTGGATTCTGGGCTCGTCGAGATTCTGAGAGAATCGTTCCTGAAGCCGGAGTCCCCGAAACTGGAGGCGGACATTCAGGAAATTAGGGCACCAATTAAAGCCTCCTGGACTTCTAAGAAAGCTGCATCCCTGAAGAAATAGTCCGGAGAATAGGGGGAGAAAGATGACCGAGGAGGAGCTGATTGTTGTTGTGTCCACGGAGATTAAGGGACTATCCCAGCGTCTCGAAATGGTCGATTATGAGGATGCGGTCGATGATGCTCTTCGTGAAGTTAACTGCTCCTTCCCGGTAACAGACGATACTAAGCTCTACTGGCTCAAAAACCGCGTAAAGCGTCACCTGTTTTTTATGATGGTGACGCAATACGCGGATAAGTTTAGAGTCGAGGATATCCATCTTCATCAGCGGTTCGATCACTTCCTGAAACTCGTAAAGACCATGGATGAGGAATGGGAGCTTGCTAAGGTAGAAGATCCCACGTTGGTGGCGGATATCGAGACTTATGCTCTGTTCGGAACTAAAGTCGATGCTGGGTATGCTTATGATGAGCTGGGTAGGGATAGAACCTACGATTCCGATCAATTGGTCATCCTGACTCCTAGTGGGAGTGAGTAATGAGCATTGGCTCTGACATCAAGGAAGTTCTGGAAGAGATTGGTATTCAGTACACAATCTTCCCTGGGGGAGATCTCGTAAACGGTATCTCCGGGGAGTACGGAATCGACAAAATCAACGTCTTGACAACTCGTCCGTTCTTCAATGAGTATGTCAAGACGTTGATGATCTCTTATGACTCCCAGTTGAATAATGGCGATCTCATAGAGATATCAGGTGAGAATCGCTACTTGATTGTCAGCCTGGATAACTTCCACGTAGAGGGTTCCACATACAAGCGTATTGGAACCTTGTACAAGGCTAATACCTCAGGAGAGTTCAGACGTAGAAGCACTACCATGATAAGTGGAGGAGTTCCTCTCCATTCTTACGCACAGCGGGAAGTGAGTGGAGGTTACGTTCTCAGTCAGGCTTGGGAGACACTTCTTCCATACGATGCTTACTCTCTACTCACAACTTTCTCGATAGAAAAATTAGATGAGGATGCTCCGGAGGGAGCGATTCTTGAGAGAGCTTACCAACTCTATACTCTCTCTGCATACGGTATACGCGAATTGGATCAATATGTGATAGGCGCGGATAAGTATGTTATAAATGCGGTGCATCCTTATAAGTACGCTGGCTTGGTAGTTTGTGCAGTCTCCGTAGACCAGAGAGAATAGTTCTGGAGAATCCATGAAAAAGAGAAAAATCCTTTTGGTTGGAGATAGCCCATTTTCGGTCACTGGCAATGGCCACATGATGGCTGCTCTCCTTGAGCAGATTAACTACGATGATTTCGAGGTTGCGTGTTTCGGAGCAAATCAATATCCAATCATACTTGATAACAACGAGAAACTTTTCGATAATTACAAATTCAAATTCATCCCTGCTGAGTACGGCAATGATCCCTATGGGGCTTCTAAGCTAGTCTCACTCATCCCAAAGTCCGGGGTGGATATTGTTCTGTTTGTCGGGGTTGATGTGTGGACCTTCTCCCCGATCTACAGGATGCTTAGGGAACTCGCTACGAGGTACGGTTTTATCACGGCTGGGCTATTCCCGTATGATCTCCAATACGACTATCAAGATTGGTTCAATCTTTTCGATATGATCGACTTTCCCTATGTCTACTCAAGATATGGGTATGAAGTTGTCTCCAAGAATGTACCTAGAGTCGGATACTTTCGCCCTCCTCTTTATAATATGGGATGCTACGCTCCATTAGCGGATGATATGGAAATCCTGAAAGTGAGGAGAGAGCTTCTCAGAATGACAATCCCACACAAGAAGCTCGTTGGATACATAGGTTGTAATCAAGTGAGAAAAGATCCTATAGGAATGCTGGACGCTTTTGCTAGGTACAATAGGAAGTTCCATGATGCCTCCCTGTTGTTCTGCTGCTCACTATCTTCTGGGACTTTCAATCTTGGGGCCTACGCTAAAAGTATTGGCTTATCCCCGTCGGATCTCATAGCTATAGATGACGCTCGGTATCAATTTTCCGACAGGGAGATGGGCAAGATAATAGCTTCCCTCGATTGTCTCGTGAATTGTACCATCAATGAGGGACTGTCATGGACTCCGTTACAGTCTCTCCTCTGTAGGATTCCGACCGTAGTCTCGCAGACTACCGCACACCTTGACTACGCTGGAGTATTCAAAGTTCCAGCGAATACGGACACTTTCTTGAATGTTGGAGGTAGTTCCGGACCAGTCATGGTTCCATCCAAGAAGTGTGCTCCAGAGGATATCGCTGAAGTTATCGAGATGGTTCTGTGCGATGCTGATTGCTTTCAGACAGCAAACACTACCGAGGACGGCTTCGTCTACGCCAGG